ACATTGGTCAAACAATGATGAGCATCTACACTATACCAGCAGGCAAGACAGGTTATCTAATGCGACTTGATGTTACAGCACAGGGCACAGCAACAGGAAGTTTTAAACTGTTTACTCGACCGGGCGGCGTAGGAAGTTTTCAAGTCAAACACGTTGCAGAAGTAAATGGTGTTGGTGGCGCTTATCAGTTAACATATCCTGTCCCGCAGCCATTACTAGAAAAGACTGATATTGATGCAAGGATGCACACTCTATCCAACAACGGTAGATACACAGCATCGTTCGATATATTATTAGTAGACAATTAATATTGTAAGGAGACACAATGGATCGCAACGCAGTATTTGAACAACTAAAGATTGACGAAGGAGTAGAATACGAAGTCTACCTCGACCATCTTGGATATCCTACCGTGGGTATCGGTCACCTTATTTTAGAAAAAGACTACGAGTACGGAAAGGAAGTCGGTACGATGATTTCTGTTGAGAGATGCGAAGAGTTATTCATGCATGACCTCGACACATCAATTAGCGAATGTATTGCTTTATACGGGGATAAGTGGGAATCGTTCCCAGGTGAAGTTCAAGAGATTCTGGTTAACATGATGTTCAATATGGGTCGCACAAGACTGTCCAAGTTTAAGAACTTTAACCGTGCACTCGGTGATGGCGATTGGAAAGAAGCTGCTGTAGAAGGACGCGACAGCCTTTGGTACCGACAAGTAACCAACCGTGCAGAGCGATTGATGGATAGAATGGAAAAAGTGTAATGCCTATATTAATAATTTTGTTTTTATTCAGTTCAATCATTGGTGGTGGTTATTTCTACTATCAAGATACTCAATCAACTATTGCCACTTTGCGAAACAACAATGCAAAGCTCAGTGTAGTAGCTGAGACCAACCAAGCTACAATCAACCAACTGCAGCTTGACGCTGAACAAAGTATGGTTAGAATGGAGGAGCTGTCGGTTAGAGCTAAAGAAGCAGAGCGGTATCAAGACGAACTGATAAGTAAGTTCCGTAGACACAATTTAACGGCCCTAGCACTTCAGAAACCCGGTATGATCGAGAAAAGAGTTAATGCTGCGGTAGAGAAGCTGGCCGACCAACTTGAGGAGTATACTAGTGATAAACCTGTTGAAGACATCCTTCCTAATACTACTAGCGAGTAGTCTTGTTGCATGCGGTACCATAGATCCACAAGTGATTGTAAAGACGGAGTATGTGGAAAAAGTAATACCAACTCAATCAAGACCCAAAGGAGTAACTATACATCCAGTATATTTCTATACGGTAAATGCTGAAAATATTGACGAGTTTCTACAGCGATTTGAGAAAGAAAACGGCGATGTAGTATTTTTTGCAATAAGTGTGCCACACTATGAGAATTTATCGTTAAATTTGGCTGATCTGAAAAGATACATAGGACAGCAAAATAGTTTAATACTGTATTACGAAGATAGCATTGCGAAGCAGTCAGATCTTCCTGAAAACACCGAAGAAGTAATTAGTGACGGTAAGTTTTTAGGTATATCAATCAAATAACGAGGTAGACATGGCTGTTGAAAGGGAAACGCAAACGACGCGTCTGGATCGCATTGAGGAAAAAATAGATAAGTTATCTGACGCCATGATAGCGCTGGCTAGAGCAGAAGAAAGATTAATTGCTATAGAAAAGAATCATCATGCGGATGTTGAGCGGATGAATCGCTTTTCTCGTAAGTTGGATCTAATAGAGGATCAAGTGAGTGATGGTGCTCGTACAATCGGCGTTATCACTAAGTTATTTTGGTTGGTCATTGGTGCAGGGTTAGTAGGTGCAGCAGGCCAGTATTTAATGTAATAGAGGGTAGTAGTATGAGTGCATTGTCATGGTTAGTATTAGGGATGTTGTTTGTCGGCATTTGTTATGTAATGTCGGACTTGATTATAGACAAGATTTTCGGGGCTGACCTTCAGATTGGAATTCAACAGCTTGAGTTACCGGCTGATGAGGATCTTATGAAGCTCACTAAAGCCCAGCTCGAAGAGTATGGCCGAGATTGCGGTGTTGAACTTGATAAGCGTAAAACTAAAGCTAATATGCTCAAGCAACTCAAAGACCTTCTAGGTAAGTAAGATGTTGAAGGGATTGTGGGGATGGATAGTCTCTTTATTCATAAAGAGATATGAGGTCACTGTGTGGTTTGAAGGTGACGTGATTGTAGGATCAGATGGCACAAGATCATCTAACCGTCAACCTAAGACGTACTACTGCAAGAACATAGTGAAGCTGTCCCCAAAGCACATCAAACTTATAGACCTCGATGACAACAAGATCGAAATAAGAACCGTCCATCAAGTCGGTTACGATGTTGTAGAAAAGAAGTATACGCTACCCAGTTGACCTCCAGCCGAGCTCTGTGTATAGTTAGCGGTGTTGCCGCTAATGAATGTACATATAATGAGTGAATGGATCGATCGTAAGTATACTGGCATTGTCTCTAATCGCCTCGACAGATATCAAGTAAAGAGCAATCAGCCCTTTGTTGCAAACTGTCGATGTCTAATCTGCGGCGACAGTAAAACCAATAAGTGGAAAGCAAGAGGATACTTCTTCTCTAAGAAGGGTGGTATCTTCTATAAGTGCCACAACTGTTCCTACAGTGCCAACCTCAGCAACTTCCTAAAGAACGTAGATCCTACTCTGCACAAGCAGTATGTGTTCGAGCTGTTTGCTGAAGGTAAGCAGACTAATAGTAACAATGTTACCGCGTTTTCCTTCGACCAGCCCAAGTTCAAGCCAAAGACAATACTCGATGATCTGTTTGTACCTATCAAAGGTACTCCTGCAGAGGACTACCTGCGCGCCAGAAAGATACCTGAGAACAAATGGTCGTCCCTATACTTTGTCGACGATAGTCAGAAGCTCGAGGAGCTGAGTGATAAGTACAAGGGAAGGGTATTGGGTGACGATCCTAGGATAGCGATCCCGTTCTATGACCCTGAGGACAACCTTGTTGCTGTTAATTGCAGAGCCATTAACGATTCTCAGTTACGATACATTACAGTACGTATTGATGATAACGCTGCTCTAATATACAACCTTAACAAGATCGATCGCACCAAGCCCGTATATGTTACTGAGGGGCCGTTTGACAGCATGTTCTTGGACAACAGTGTAGCTGTAGGCAGCAGTGACTTAAATGCTGTATCGAAGGTTCTAGACCGTGATCAGGTCGTGTTGGTATTCGATAACCAGCCGCGTAATCAGCAGCTAGTCGACGTCATGAGCGACGCCGCGGCGCTGCAGTATAACGTAGTGGTGTGGCCATCTTCAATACGACAAAAAGATATTAATGAGATGGTATTAAGTGGTGTAGACAATATCCAGCAGATCATAGATAATAACACGTTGAATGGCCTTGCTCTGTCTGTACGACTTAACCAATGGAAAAAAGTATGAGTGGTGTAGTGTTTACCAATGGTGTGTTCGATATTCTACATAAGGGCCACTTTGAGTTATTGCGGTACGCTGCTAGTTTAGGAGGATCACTGATAGTGGGTATCAATACCGATGCTAGTGTTAAGCGATTGAAGGGTCCATCACGTCCAATTAATGATACGCAGACACGCGCTGATCAGCTCAGTGCCTTACCATGGGTCGACGAGGTACACACATTCGAGGAGGATACTCCATACGAGCTGATTAAAACACTATGTCCCTCCATAATAGTCAAAGGTGGTGACTACACTGCTGACCAAGTAGTTGGCAATGATCTTGCTGAGGTACACATCGTGCCGACAGTTGAAGGATACTCAACCACTAACATTATAGCTAACATTAACACCGCTAGGTAAATTATGAAATATTATGTTGATATTGACGGTACTATATGCGATACTGCTCCCCACGATCGCGATAGCGATACCTTTCCGGACTATATGGACAGCATTCCAAACTTTGAACGCATTGCACAGATAAATGCATTGTATGACGCAGGTCATGAGATTCACTACTGGACGGCTCGAGGTACCGTGTCTGGCATTGATTGGATCGATCAAACAATCGATCAGTTAGATGATTGGGGAGCTAGATATAATACCATCGCTACAGGTAAGCCAGACTATGACATCTGGATCGATGACAAGGCAAGAGAAGCTAAAGTATTTTTTGAAGAACTAACATTGGAATAATTATAATATGACCGACATATATGTGACCAAGCGAAGTGGCAAGCGCGAACTATTAAACCTCGAGAAGTTTCACAAGGTCGTGTGGTGGGCTTGTAATGGTATCAAGGGGGTGTCTGCCTCTGAGATTGAGCTGAAGTCTCATGTACAGTTCTACAATAACATTAAATCCTCAACTATCCAAGAAACCTTAATCAAAGCAGCTGCTGACTTGATCAGCGAAGAGACACCAAACTATCAGTACGTTGCAGGTCGTCTTATCAATTATCATCTGCGCAAACAAGTGTATGGTGAGTTCTCCTCTATTAGACTGAGCTCGCACGTCCGCAATATCGTGGACAAAGGATTCTATACTAGTGAGCTACTCAAGTGGTACACAGACGAAGACTTTGACTATATGGATACGTTCATTGACCACTCACGTGATCAGTATCTAACCTATGCAGCTATGGAGCAGTTCCGTGGCAAGTATCTGGTACAGAACAGAGCAACTAAAGAAATATTTGAGACCCCTCAAGTAGCATATATGCTCATTGCAGCCACTCTCTTCCACGACTATAAAGAAGACCGTATGCAATGGATCAAAGACGCATACAACGCATTTTCCAACTTTGATCTCTCTCTGCCTACACCTGTAATGTCAGGCGTCAGAACGCCTATCAAACAGTTCTCAAGCTGCGTGCTCATAGAGACGGCAGACAACTTAGGATCTATCAATGCAACCTCATCGGCGATTGTTAATTATGTTTCAAAAAAAGCTGGAATTGGTATTGGAGCTGGCTCTATTCGCGCTCTTGGTCAGCCTATTCGCGGCGGTGATGCTACTCATACTGGCGTTATCCCTTTTTACAAGCTGCTGCAAGCTAGTGTTAAGTCTTGCAGTCAAGGCGGTGTTAGAGGTGGAGCAGCGACTCTATACTATCCTATCTGGCACCTCGAGGTAGAAGACCTGTTGGTACTAAAGAACAATAAAGGCACAGAGGATAACAGAGTAAGACACTTAGACTATGGCGTGCAGTTCAACAAGCTAATGTACGAGCGATTAGTGCAGGGTGGTGACATCACATTATTCTCTCCTAACGAAGTACCCGACCTGTATGATGCCTTCTTCACGGACAATGATAGGTTCAAAGAGATATATGAGCGAGCGGAACGCTCTACCAAGATAGCCAAGAAGACGATCCCAGCCATCGATTTGTTCTCCTCGTTCCTACAAGAGAGAAAGGATACCGGCCGTATATATTTGATGAATGTGGATCACGCTAACTCTCACGGTGCGTTTATACCAGAGTTGGCTCCCATTCGACAATCTAACTTGTGCTGTGAGATTAACCTTCCTACAAAGCCA